ATGGCTGAATCATGGCCAGAAGACCTGTGCCCGCCGCGCATGACGTGGGGCTGCGTGTACAACAGCAGGGCTTTCATGTCCTCGCTGTCGAACTCGCAGCAGATCGTGAGCTACCCGGGCGCGTACTGGCGCTGCTCGCTGGAGTTCAGCGTGCTGACGCGCCGCACTGAGCGAAAGCTCACCGGCTTGGTCGGCCGTATGCGCGGAATGGCGGGCACGGTGAATGTTCCGGCGTTCACACGTAGGCGCACTGTCGACATTGGCAATGTGGTGGTGGCATCCGCCTCGACCAATGCTCTGGCTATCGGCGTTTCTGGGCTGACTGTTTCTGGCCCGGCTTTCCGCGAAGGCGACTACATCACTATCGGCGGCCAGATGTACGAGGTAGTCCAGGACGTTGTTGCGGTCGGTGGCGCGGCCTCGATACCCGTCAACAAGCGGGTGCGCAGCACAATCGCCCCGGGTACGCCTGTCGAGTACAGAAACCCGTACTGCGAAATGCGGCTGGTCGACGACACGCTATCGGTCGACATTCGTCCCATCATCGCGTCCGGATCAATCGAACTACGCGAGGCCTTCTAAATGGATGGATTCCCCATCAGCCAGGCGGTGGTCGACATCATCGCCCAGGGTAATTTCACGGCCATCTATGCGGTCGAACTGCAATTCGCCAGTGACACGGTACGGGCGCATACGGGTACGGGCCAAATCCTGCTGGGCGGCCAGGTATACACCGGTGTCGGCCAGCTTGGCGAAGTGGGTGGCGCCAGAGAGACGGACAGTCCGGCTGGCCCTGCAAGTATCGACGTCACGCTGAGCGGCCTGGACAGCAACATCCTCCGCCAGACCCTCGTCGAGCGCTGTCGTGGGCGGCCTGGCCGCGTGATGTTCGTTGTGATCGGCAGGGACGGCGAGATGGCAGCGGACGTGATCATGAGTGGGCGCATGGATGCAGCCAAGTTCAACTACGGCGGCAGCGACGGTAAGAACTCGATCAGCGTGACGATCATCGATCGCATGGCTGAATGGAGTCGGCCGGGCTCGAAGCGCTGGACGGACGAGAATCACCAGCTGCGCCACCCTGGCGATCGGATCTTCTTCGCCATCGCACAGCTGAGCGAATCGCCAATTTTCTGGGGGAGCAAGAAGGACGCCCCCTCGTTCAGGTATGACTGATGCGCAATCCAGACTGGGCAAAAGCCCTGCACCAAACCATCGAGGCCGCCAGAGAGCGGCCTTTTTTATGGGGCGAAACCGACTGCTGCCTGTTCGTGGCGGACTGTTGCGCGGCAGTGTGCGGCGTTGACCCTGCCGCTGACTACCGAGGGCGCTACACCACCGAGACCGGCGCCAAGCGGGTGCTCATCAAGCGTCACGGATCGCTCGAAGCGGCGTTCGATGCGTGTTTTGAGCGCGTAGAGCCGACCATGGCTCAGCGCGGCGATATCTGTATGCACGAAACGCCCGATGGCATGGCTATGGCCGTGCGCTGGGCTGGTGCCTGGTGGGCAATGTCGCACGCCGGCGCCGGCCGGGTGAGTGTCACGCCACTGATTTGCTGGAGAGTTGAGTAATGCCACCAGTAGTTATTGCGGTAGCAGCAGGGGCCGCCGCAGCCGCCGCAGGCGCAACCGTAATCGGTGCTCTGGCCGTTGCAGCTATCGCGGGCGGCCTGTTCGCGATGATGAAGCAGGCCGAGCCCTCGATGGACGGCTACACAGCGGAGCCTGCCAGCCAGACGCTGCGCAGCTCGAAGGCGGCTGCTCGCTATGTGGTAGGGCGCGTGGCCACCGGCGGCGTGCTGATGTGGGCGCAGGAGCAGGCCGGGAGCCAGGACGATGGTGAGTGGCTGCACCTGGTCTACTGTCTCAGCGAAGGCACCATCGAAAGCGTGGAGCAGATATTGCTCAACGATGAGCCCATCTCTTCGCTCGGGTCCTATGCCAGCTACGAAGTGATCATTAACCCGACAACGCCGAATGCGTTCCTGCTGGCCAACTGCCGGGACTGGCGTGATTCGATGATCGGCACCGGGCTTTCGTTCGTCCGCGTGTCGCTCAAGTACAGCAATGAGAAATACCCGAGCGGCATCCCAGATGCCAAGTTCGTTTGCCGCGGCAGGACCGACATCTACGACCCGCGCACCGGAAACACCGGCTACAGCGAGAACTGCGCACTGATCGCCCTGTGGTATCTGCGCTCCGTGCTGGGCGTGCCTGATGATGAGTTGGTGCTGGAATCGTTCATCGATTCCGCCAACATCTGCGCCGAAGCGGTTTCGAACCCTGGCGGCGGCAGCAGCATCCGCTACACCATGGGCGCGGTGATCGGTGACGATGAGCGCCGGGGCGATGTGCTCAAGAAGATCGAGGCGGCGTGTGCCGGAAAGATTTCCCGCGTCGGTGGCCGGTGGATGATGCGCGTGGGCGCGTACTACGGACCCGGCGAATTCACCGTCACCGAGGACATGGTGATCGGCGCCGTGCAGGGCACGGTAGAGGTCGACAACGACAGCGCGATCAACACCGTCACGGGAATCTTCAACGATCCGACGACCTGGACCGAGACCGACTATCCGCCCGTGCAGAGCGCGCTGTGGCTGGCAGAGGACGGCGAAGAACTGAGCGAAACGCTCGATCTGAAGTACGTCACCAATCCTTACCAGGCCCAGCGCCTGGCGGACATCGTGCTGCGTTCTCGCCGCAACGGGGGCGGTCTCAAGCTCCCACTGAATTTCGCCGGCTTCAATTGCCGCCCAGGGCGCCCTATTCAGGTTGAGCTGCCTTCGCTCAACCTCGGCGGCGAGTTTATCGTCACCGATTGGTCCATGTCGGGCGAAAGCGCCTGCACGGTCACGGTCGAGCCCTATGGCCCGGAGATTTACGACGATGCGGCTGGGCGCGAGTACACGCCGATTGGCTACATTGACGTACCGACAGGGGGCGTTGCTCCGCCGACTGGCCTGCTTTGGACGACTGACCGTGAGCCCGAGGTCCGCCAGGGCGTGCTGACCTGGGTTCTGCCGTTCGGCGAAATCAGCTACAGCGGCATCGTGATCCGCAACCCTGCGGGCGAGGCGGTGCAGACGTATCAGGTGCCCGGGTCGGCCTCGCTGTGCCAGGTGCAGGGCTTGCCGGCTGGCAACTACACCTTCTCGGTTTTCTGTGCGTCCGCCAACGGGCGCTCGGCAGAGGCGACGATCAGTGTTTCGATCCAGGGGCCGCCGCAGCCGCAATCGGTGAGCGTGCAGGAGGGCTTCGACGCCATCACGCTGATCCCCTTCAACGTGACCGGGCTGAACGGCGGCACATACGAATATTGGTACTCGCTGACGCCAACCGAAAATCCCGAAGCGGCCATGTTTCTGGGTCGCGGCGGATCGTTCACGCACAACGGTCTGGCCTACAACACCGTCTACCACTACTACGTGCGCTCGGTGAACGCCTATGGCGTGAGTGCGTTCTTCTACCGCCAGGCGCAGACCACAAACGATCCGTCGCTGATCCTCGAGCTGATAAAGGGCGAAATCACCGAAACCGAACTTTGGGATAGCCTCAATGACCGCATCGACCTGATCGACGGCAACGGCCCCGGCTCGGTCAACGAGCGCGTCGGGGAATTGCAGAGCCTTGTCGATGCACAGCTTGAATCAATCGAGGCGCAACTGGCCGAGATAACCGGCGCTCCCGAGTGGGACAGCGGCGAGGCCTACCTTGAGGGTCAGCTGGTCAGATTCGACGGAGCGCTGTACCGGGCTTCGCAGGATGTGCCAGCCGGCACTCCCGTCAGCAATACCGCCTACTGGGAGAAGGTCGGCGATTACGATTCGATTGGCGAGCTGGTATCTGCTTTGGCGGCCCGGATGACCACGGCGGAGGCAGGCATTGATAGCCTGACAGGGACTGTCACCTCGCAGAGCCAGGCGATCACTGCGCTCTCGTCCAGCGTCGATACTGCGGCCCAGAACGCCCAGGCTGCCCAGCAGGCCGCGCAGAGCGCCGCGACCCTGGCAGGCAGCAAGGGCAAGGTGATTGTCCAGTCGGCCGCGCCTGCCGTGGCGGACCGTCTTCCGCAAAACCTGTGGATCGACACCACCGGAAGCGCCAACACCCCGAAACGCTGGAGTGGGTCCGCGTGGGTGGCTGTGACTGACAAAGTGGCAACCGATGCCGCAGCGGCAGCGCAACAGGCATTGCAGGGTCTCGGCTCCAAAGCCGACACAAGCGCGTTGCAGACGCTGGACACGAAAGTGACCCAGCAGGGCAGCACGATCAGCAGCCAAGGGCAGTCGATCACTGCGCTGACCAGCCGCGTCAGCGATGCCGAGTCAGGCGTATCTGGCAATTCCCAGGCGATCCAGTCGCTGACCTCCACGGTCGATCTGATCGATGGACAGCTCACATCGACGGTATCCAGCCTGGAGTCGCTGCAGGCTACCTACCGAGACGACGACGGGGAGGGCGAGCTAGCTGACGCGCTGCGGGGCGCCGAGGCAGCCGCGCAGTTCGCGGAAGAAATTCGCACCCGCGCAAGCGAGGACTACGCGCTTGTCGAGCGAATTACCCAGCTGAAAGCCACTGTTGACGACGAGATTGGTGCTTCTATTACCGAGATCGAGCGCGTCATTGCAGAGGAATTCAGCGCGGTCGCTCAGACGACGCAGCAGCTGCAGTCTTCAGTGGGGCAGAACTCGGCAGCAATTCAGACTACGCAGCAGACGGTGGCAACCCTTGATAGCGACTTGTCGGCTATGTGGTCGGTGAAACTGCAGGTCAACCAAGCTGGGCAATACGTCAACGCAGGCATCGGACTTGGGATCGAGAACGAGGGCGGCGTGCTTCAGTCGCAGTTCCTGGTGCTGGCAGATCGGTTTGCCGTGCTGAATGACTTCAACGGCTCGCCTACCTCTCCGTTCGTAGTGCAGGGCGGCCAAGTGTTCATCAATAGCGCGGTGATCAACCAAGCCGACATCGTGAACCTGATTGTGACGGGGGAGTTGCGGTCAGGGAACTACGTTGCCGGGCAGCAGGGGATTCGGATCAACTTTGTGACGAATGAGTTCGAAGTTAATGGGGCAGTGGCGGGTCAGGGACGAACCAATATGACCAACCGCGGGATTCGTGTGTACGACGGCAACGACGTGTTGCGAGTGAAGCTGGGAGACCTGCGCTGATGTTCGGCATTGAAGCGTTTGACGAGAACAGCGTGAAAGTTCTGGGAATGGAGGACTTCACGTTTCGGAAAATATTCGAAGCGGAGATTCCGCCTTTGGTGGAAAGCTCACCGACTGATTTCAACTCCTATGTCAGGACGGATACGCTGAATTTCACTGTCCCTGGCTACAACCCGACGAAGTGCTTCGTCGTAATTACTCCGAAAAATTACGCGCAGAGCGCCCAAAATGTGAACGGTCCTTGGGGGCCGTTTACTCCCTATTATAAAGACCTGGGTGGCGAGGTGATTGGGGTTGTAAGGTACATCCAAGATAACTGGTACGACATCAGTAACCAGCGATATAGAGGGCGCTGGAGGGCCAACACTCCATTGTGCGCGCTTGAAGTCTACGAGGTGTTCTAGTGTTTGGATTTGAGGCGATAAATGATGGTAGCTCGGTACTTGTGTCAAACAACCATCGTCACCTCTCCTTCAAGGAAAGGCTAAGTGTCACAGTAACAAACACAGTAGTAGATCGTCCTTCCACGGGATCGGCTTCGTTTTCCTCGCCTGTCACGACGCAAGCACCCCCAACCATATTCGCCAGGCTCCAATCGACCCGACACAGCTCTATTGAAATGTATTGCGTGGTCTTAGGCTCGCCGGGGAATTGGACGGGAGCTCGGTTTTATGCTTCGGCATACGGTGGTAGTACCCTGCCGCTATACGTCTTGGATTGCGTGGTATGCCATTTTATAACGGCGGACACGAGTGAAGACTTTGGAATGGTTCTTTACGATGAAGAAGGCGTTCCGGTTTTCTGTCACGATAATAAGCTTGTTAAATACTCAAAGTTCACAAAGAAATGGACTCTTCAGAAAACCTCATCGGCCTATTCCTACTATACATTCAGGCCGGACGTTACCATCGCGACTGATGACTACATAGATGTATCTAGCCTTAATCGTGGCGTTGTCATGCAGTTCGTCTATGGGATGATGTTCTCATCAGTTAGGATTTATAGAGATAATTCTCCAACCTTGGAGCTGGTCGCTCAGGCAAATAGCAATACCTCCAACCCTCAAGGCGTGTCGGAAATGAACTTCTGTATTCCTGTGTGTAAATTTCCGGAAAGCGTTTATCACAATTAGAAACGCGCAACCCGTCTGAATCTCGCCATTCATTGCAAGCCCGCCCCGAGCGGGCTTTTTTACGCCTGGAGAAAAGTATGCCCTGGTACGGAACAGGAACAGTGGCCGTTACGGCCAATAGCGCAACGGTCACTGGTACCGGCACGGCCTTTTCGGCCAATGCCCGTGTCGGCGACGCCTTTCGTGGCCCGGACGGACGCTGGTACGAGATCACCAACATCGCCAGCGCGACCGTCCTTTCGATTCGCCCGAACTATCAAGGGACGACAGCGAGCGGACAGGCCTACACCATCGCGCCAATGCAGGGGTACGTGAAGGAGTCGGCAGACAGGCTTCGCCAGCTGGTCGATCAGTTCGGAGCCCAGCTCGCCGCGCTGCAGCCGTGGGCGTATGCATCTACGGCTACTGAGGCTAGAGGATTGGTAGGAGCGGCCCCAGTCGCATCCCCTACGTTCACCGGAGACCCCAGGGCACCAACACCAGCTGCTACTGACAACGACACGTCGATTGCGACGACGGCCCACGTTAAAGCGGCAATATCACTAGCCACACAATCCTCGCCAACGGACACCACTGCCGGGGCATTGATGGCGGTGGGGGCGTTTGGGCTTGGCTCCAGGGCCGTTACTTCGGGAATTGATTTCAACGAGTTGCCGACGCTCTACCCGTACACGGGTTTCGTCCCAGTGCTTACCAACAATCTGAGCGCCAATGCGCCGGGTAGTAACTCCTGCTTCTATGTTCAGCAAATGTTTTGGAGTGGGGGGACGAATGTTTGCCAGATCGCCTATCCGTATCGCATGGACAACGACGGATTTTGGATGCGAACACTGTTCAATGGCAGTTGGAGCCAGTGGCGACGGATGTCCCACACCGGCAACATCCTCGGCACCGTTTCCCATTCTGGCGGCGTACCCACGGGCGCGATCATCGAGCGAGGCAGCAATGCAAATGGGGAGTACACGAGATACGCGGATGGGACGCAGATCTGTTGGGGGGCGAGAACCCTAAACGCCGTCCCGGCAGGCGGCTCAACTTCGGTATCTATAACTTTCCCTGCGGCCTTTTCCGCATCTCCCGCAGGTGCGGGAGCATCACCTGCAACCGCCGAGCCTCATAGATTCATAGCATCTATATCCCCTTCCGGTGCTACGAGTGCCGTTTTGGCGTGCGGGGATTTAGGGGCAGGACTGGCAGCAATTAGTGCCCGCTGGTTCGTCATCGGTCGCTGGTACTAACAGGAGCACCCATGCACATCACCTTTTCACCCGTCCGCCTGGATGAAACCCTGACCGCCACCCGTTGGGGCGACGTGCTGACTCTTAACGGTGAGTCCTTTGACTTCGGTCCGTTACCAGAGGGTGCCACACTCCCGGCTGAGGCCATCGACCGCGAATGGATCGTAGGTCCAGTGACACGCATCGACGGCGAACTGCACCTGACGCTGCGCCTGCCGCATGGACCGAACCCCTCGCAAGCGGTGGCGTTCCCTGAGCCGATCCACGTCACCGAAGACGGCCCGATCGCGCTGCCGATTGATCCTGAACCAGAGCCCGAGCCTTTGCCTAAAATTGACGAGGTGCAGCCCGAATGAACATCGACTACTCGCAAATGATCACCGCCGAGGACAAGGCGGAGAGCGCTCGCAAAGCTACCGTGGCGGCCATCGCGGCACGCCGCTGGGAAGCGGAGACCGCCGGAATCACGGTCAACGGCATGGCCATCGACACCGGTCGTGACAGCCAGGCGCTGATCACTGGCGCCGCGGTATCTGCGATGCTCGACCCAGCCTATTCGGTTCGTTGGAAAACGCCTGCAGGATTTATCGACCTGCAGGGCCAGCAGATCATAGCCATGGCTACCGCCGTGCGTGCCCACGTCCAGGCGGCGTTCGACCGCGAAGCAGAACTGCTTGAAGCGCTGGCCGACGGCACCTTCACCGAAGCGATGTTGGAGGAAGGCTGGCCCGATGGATCGGTTCCCGCACCCGCTGCAGGTTGAGCTTCAGCCTGACCGCAAAAGATGGCGCCTTCTGGCGCCTTTTTCGTATCTGGACCCTGACCACGGGCTGATCGAGGTTCCGGCCGGCTTTGAGACTGACTTCGCGTCAGTGCCGCGCTGGCCGCTCACGTTCGCGCTGCTTGGACAGTACGGACACGCGGCGGCTGTTCTGCACGACTGGCTCTATTCGACCGGCCAGCTATCCCGCGCCGACGCTGATCGGGTGTTCCTCAATGCCCTGCGATCGTCGGGCATCGCTCGATGGCGTGCATACGCAATGTGGGCCGGCGTCCGAATAGGCGGCGCCAACCGATACAAGACCCCGCCAAGTGCGGGGTTTTCTTTGCCTGGAGATTGACGATGCAAACCTCACAACGAGGCATTGACCTCATTAAGCGGTTCGAGGGGCTGCGGCTGACTGCCTACGATGATGGCGTTGGTATCCCCACCATTGGATACGGCCATACGGCAGGCGTGAAGCCTGGTTTGACGATCACGGCGGATCAGGCCGTGCAGTTCCTGCGTGAAGATTTGCACAGCGCAGAGCGTGACATTGACAGGCTGGTCACCGTGCATCTCTGTCAGCACCAGTTCGATGCACTGGCTTCACTGGTATTCAACATCGGCGGCACCGCATTCCGCGACTCGACGCTGCTACGCAAGCTCAACGCCGGGGACTATGCGGGCGCCGCCGTTCAGTTCGACCGGTGGGTGCATGGCGGTGGAAAGATTCTTCCAGGGCTGGTCAAGCGCCGCGCCGCCGAGAGGGCGATGTTTGAGGATGCGCAATGACCGCCTGGCTGAAGCTCGTGCCCGGCTGGGCCTGGTGGCTGATGGCTTTGTTGGTGGTATCCGGTGTGCAGCAATACCGCGTCATGGATGCCAAGGGCGAGCTGGCCGAGGCCCGCGCCGAGTGGTCTGAAACCCTACGCAAGACCGCCGAAGCGAACGCCGCGGTGATCCTCAAGCAACAGAAGGACCGTCAGGCGCTGGCCGATGAACTGGCGAGCCTGGACGAAACCACAACAGGGAGACTCACCGATGCCCAGCAAGAGAATGAACGCCTTCGCCGCCTGTATGGCGCTGCTGATGATGAGCGTAAGCGGCTGCGCATCGAAGTCATCGTCGCCCGTAACGATGCAACAGTGTCCGCCGCCACCAGCCCCGGCAGCGTGGGCGATGCAACCAGCGTCGAGCTCAGTGCAGCAGCTGGATCAGCTGTTTGGGATATCCGAGGGGGAATGATCAGTGATCGGGCGAAGATCGAATACCTGCAGGGGTATATCAGAGGTGTTACGAAGGGGAATTGA